TGAAAAGCTACAGCTTTGCGTCCGAGACCGGCGTGTTACCCTCGCGCGCGTGGCCGAGGATTTCGAACTGGGGGGTCTAAGTGAAAAAGAAGCGCGAATTGAAGATCGAGATGCTTGATCCGCGCGATCTGAACCCTTCCGCCTACAATCCGCGAAAAATAAACGCGCGAGCGATGAAGCAGTTGCGCCGGTCGCTCGTGAAATTCGGTTTCGTGGATCCGGTGCAGGTTCGCCTTACCGGAAATGCGATCATCGGCGGGCACCAGAGGGTCAAGGCGGCTATTCTGGAGGGGCTGAAAAGCATTCCGGTCATTCGTCTGGATATCTCGGACCAGCAAGCCAAGCTTCTAAACCTCACGCTCAACGCGGAATACGGAACGGTCGACGTCGCCAAGCTGTCATTTTTGCTGAAGGAATTGAAACTGGAGGGCGCGGACCTCGAGCTGACCGGCTACGACGCGCGAGAGATCGACGAATTGACGGCCGACACCGCGGAAGTCCTCCAGGAGGTCGATCTGCGGCCGCCTCCAAGCATGGTTTGGGTCCTGCTCGGCATCCCCTTTGACCGCTTCGGCCAGGCGCGCGACGCTCTCACTACTCTCCAGGAGCTGGCCGGCATCACGGTCCAATCAAATCGGGATTGACCTGGCCCTATCTGGCCCGGGGGAACGGCCTCCGAATTTACTTGACAAACCAACCGTGATAGGATTATACTTATCTTGCAATCAAATCAAGGAGAGAGGAAACCTAAAAATGAACTACACCAACGCACTGAGTACCGAAGAACTCCAAAGACTGGCCCCTTCCGCATTCGCAGAGCGGCCCTACCATGAACAGTCCTCGCGGTATGCGTTCATCCCTACATCGGCCGTGATCGACGGTATGCGCTCCGCCGGTTTCGTTCCTGTCATGGCTTCACAGTCCCGAACGCGCATTGAAGACAAGCAGGGCTTCACAAAGCACATGGTCCGCTTCCGGCCATCGGGCAGCCTACAGGCCCAGGCCGTTGTCGGAGATTCCGTACTCGAGGCCGTCCTGATCAATTCGCACGATGGCACGTCGGGCTACAAGCTAATGTGCGGGGTCTTCCGTTTCGTTTGCTCCAACGGAATGGTAGTCGCCGACTCTTTGGTGGAGCCGATCAACATCTGGCACATCGGAAAGGTCATTGATCAAGTGATTGAGGGCTCGAGCAGGATCCTGCGAGCGGCGCCGGCCGTCCTGAACACCATCGAATCATGGAAGACTCTGGAACTTGCGCCGGCCGAGCAGAAGCTTCTTGCAGAAAGCGCGCATAGCCTGCGCTTCCCAGTTGACGAAGAGACCGGGAAATCCGCGACGATGGTGACCCCGGAAATGTTACTCTCCGCCCGCCGAAGCAATGACAGCAAGCCCGACCTGTGGCACACATTCAACCGCATACAGGAGAACGCACTCAAGGGCGTCAAGACCTATACTTCACGCGGCCGCGTCACTTCGAAGGCAATCAAGGGAATTGACGCCGACGTGAAACTGAACCGGGCACTCTGGTCCCTGGCGGAAAAGATGGCCGAACTCAGACGCGCCGCCTGATCGTGCCTTCCGCGTGCGGCTCAGATTGCGACTGAGCCAATCGCGGAGCGCGCGAACTAGCTCCAGATCAGCCGATCTAGTCCATAGGCAAGGAGAAAGGACACCAAAGACCATGAGCACGCTGGAATTTCCGCAATCCCTGGCAGACAAGTACCGGCCGCGCAAGGTTTCCGAATTCGTGGGACTGGAGAAACCCAAGAAGGTGCTGGCGAACTTCATCGAGAAACCGTTTGCCTCGGCCTGGCTTTTCCTCGGGCCGACCGGCACAGGCAAAACTTCGATGGCCCTGGCACTCGCCGCGGCCATTCCGGCCGAACTCCATCACATTCCAAGCCGCCAATGCGACCTGGAGAGCGTCGAGTCGACCGTTCACACCTGCCACTACGTTCCGCTCGCGGCGCGCTTCCATCTAGTCCTGGTCGACGAGGCCGATCAAATGACGCCAGCGGCGCAATTGGCGTTCCTATCAAAGACGGACGCGACCGCAGCGCCGCCAAACACGATTTTCATTTTCACGGCGAACGATACGCGGCTACTCGAGCCTCGATTCCTCTCGCGCTGCCATCTACTGGAATTCTCGGCGGCCAGCACGCGCGACGCGCTCCCGCGTTATCTCGCCAAGATCGCCAAGCGAGAGGGCTATGACTTCGACGATTTGACGGAAATCGCCGAGCAAGCGGGATCGAACGTCCGCGATTCGCTCATGCGCCTCGAAGTCGAGCTGCTCTCTGGGGACAAGAAAGGCATTCCGGTTCGCGCGAAGGTTTCGACGGAAGACGATCACAAGCATTTTTGCGAGAAGCACTCGGCGCCCTGGCATTGCGCGCAGGCCGATTGCGCCCTTCCTTTCCGTTCTGAGTGCAAACAATGCGGCGGCGAAGCGAAAACGGTTTACCAGCTCCGCGCGGAGAAGGCCGTGGCCACGCGGACGGAGAACATCCGGCGGGAACTTCGTCAGAGGAGGGCGCGATGACGAAGAAAGAAGCGATTAGCATTCTGGTTGACCTTCGCAGTCTGGTTTCGGAACCGGATGTAAAGCGGGAACGAGAGGCGCTCGACCTGGCGATCGCGGCGCTCAAGGCTCAGCCGAACTACAAACGCATGGGGGCGAAGGGCGGGAAGGCGACGTTCAAGCGATTCGGTAAGAAAGGCATGAAGAAATTCGGCAAACAGGGAGGACGACCGAGCACGGTGCTGGAAGAGGCTCGCAAGCTCGGCGTCACCATTCCCGATGGCGTCTCGCGCCAGCGTGCCTGGCAAATCGTTCAGCAGGCAAAAAAAGTGAAAGGAGGCGGAAATGGCGGCGATCGAGTTCAATGAACGGATATCGGAAGTTCGCTGGTCCTCTGGTTCGTGCGGGAATCCTGGATGCACGGATCCGGAATGCTGCTGCGCTCTCTGTGCTCAACCGATCGGTTTGTCCGAGGCCGATTTGCGCGGCAGATTGCATGACGAAGACTGCTTTGGTTGCGAGCTGTGCGAGGACAATGTTCCCTTTATTTTGTTCCGAGGCAAAGGCAAGAACTTAAAGCAGGCCGCATTTCACACAGCATGCTTCATGAAGATTATCTTACAGCGAAGTGAGGAAACGAAATGACGAATCCACTCGGTAAGTACGGCGCGGAGGCTCAGGAAATCGCGGACAGGACGAAGGCCAAAGCCGTGATGCTGATCATCATCGATGGCGAACGCGGCAGCGGCTTTACGATCGTGGACGCGACTGGCGGAAAAATCACGAAAGAGGCTCCTGGCATTCTGCGGCTCGCTGCGGACGATCTCGACTCTCAGGCGAAAGGCCGCATTATCTTATGACCGAACAGATCCAAATCGACAACGCATGCTTCCAGAAGATTATCTTACAGCGAAGAGAGGAAACGAAATGAGGAATCCACTCGGCAAGTACGGCACGCATCTCTTAACGAAGGTGGAGCGCCGCCGGTACGTTTATTTTACATGTCCGTCACAGCCGACGCTCGAGCTCGTCAGCTTTGATTTTCCGCTACTCTGTCCAGTATGCCGGCGGGTGAATCCAATTAAGCCCGGTGGCGCGGAAACCGCACACGCAGGCTACAGCCGCGCGCGAGAGTCCAGCATCATCAGGGAGGATCCGCGATGACGCAAGAGATCAAAACGGACAATAAGAACCTTGACGCGAAGATCCAGCTCCGCCGCCGCATGCTCGACGAAGCCAAATTCGCCGAACACCGCGTACTCGATCTCTGCGCCGGCGAGGGTGTCGTGTGGCGGACCATGCGGCAGCACGCCAAGCTCGACGATTACGTTCCGGTGGACCTGGCGCCGCGACTTCCCGGAACCATTGTCGGCGATGTGAAGGACGAACGCTTCCTCTCGGCGTTCGATCTCTCGCGGTTCAACATCATCGACATCGACACCTACGGCGAACCCTGGAAACCCTGGTCTTTCCTCCAGGACCGTCTGACGGCGAATACAGCCGTCTTCCTCACGCACGGCGCCGTTTCCACTCCCGGCGGGTCCGGCGTCTCCAATCTCGTTCTTGAACGCCTCGGCATTCCCCTCGCGTGGAATATTCCGATGAAACGGGATCTTTCGGAGTTCGCGGCTCCCTACATGCTTCATCCTGGAAAGTGCGCACAAGTGCGCATCGCTAAAGCCTGGAAGATTTCTCTTCAGAACGTCACGTACTACGGATTGATTTGCGAACCTCGAAAGGAGAAAACACCCCATGGGTGAAAATACGCTGATCGCGTGGACCGAACACACGCTGAACTTTTGGATGGGCTGCACGCGCGTCGGTCCCGGGTGCGCGCACTGCTATGCCGAAACCGCGATGACGCGCTACGGCCGAGATTTCTCGACGGTCACCCGCACGAAGACCTGGGGCGACGCTTTCAAATGGCAACGCGCCGCGGCCGCGGCGGGCAGGACCGAACGAGTATTCACTTGCTCCTGGTCGGACTTCTTCCACGACAAGGCCGATCCCTGGCGCGAAGAGGCCTGGGCCGTCATCAAGTCCTGTCCGAATTTGCAATTCCAGATTCTCACCAAGCGCGCGGACCGCATCGCGCAATGTTTGCCGAAAGACTGGGGCGAAGGATACCCGAACGTCTGGCTTGGCGTCAGCGTTGAGAATCCTAGTTTCCTCGCGCGCGTCGATATTCTCCGAAAAATTCCCGCGCGCGTGCGGTTCATCTCGGCCGAACCGCTTCTGGCTCCGCTTCCGACGCTCGATCTCGACGGCATTCACTGGCTGATCGTCGGCGGCGAGTCGGGGCAGGGTTTCCGTCCCATGCCGCACGAATGGGCGCGCGAGCTGCGCGACAAAGCGAAGGCCGCGGGAACGGCATTCTTTTTCAAACAGAGCGCGGCCCCGCGCACGGAGATGGGAACGAAACTCGACAATGTGGAGTGGAAGGAGTATCCCACGTCTGAGAAACTCCCAAGCTTTCCCCCTAGACTCTCCGGGCAATCGCGTTCAGACTGACATTGAAATTGACGCTGCCTACCGGCGCAGCCGAAGCTGCTAGCCGATAGAGCAGAGAGAAGTCGAAGCGCACGCCGACGCGGGCGATCCGATCCATCGGATTCGTTCGCATTTTTTTGTTTTCGGGGAGGCTCGCATGTACGCAGACGCGCAAGAACTGATAGACGCCGGCGCAGGCGGGAAGTGGATCGAGCTCGACGATGAGGAACGCAGAGTTCTCATCAAGAGCATTGCGGCCGTCAACCTGATCCGCGGCGGCAAGGGACTCTCCGCGCTCCGACACTACGAACGCGAAGGCTATATCGTAGTGACCGATGGCGGCGATCCCGAAGCGCATCCGAACGATGACGCGCCGCGCGCAGCATCCGCGTAGAAAAGCGCGCAACCTTTTTTCGTTCTAACCGGCCTTCCAGCGAAGTCCGGAACTTGAGGAGACACCATGGCACAGCGATATGCGGAACCCGGAACGATCACCACCGGCGGCGTTACCTCTTCTTTCAAGACCGCCGTGGTCCTGGCGGGCATCGCCACGCGGCGCATAAAGATTTACCATTTCGCGCTTTCGACTCTCGGCGTCGCCGCCGACGGCGTTCTCGAATGGATCATTCAGAAATTCACCGCGGCCGGCACGACCACGGCCGTGACGCCGCGCAACCTCGACGGCACGGACCTGGCGGTGGCTGCAGGAGTGGCCGGCAGCAATGCCACGGTCGAGCCGACGTACACGGCGAGTTCCGCCGTCTTCGACGAGGGCGTCAACCAGCGCGCGACCTACACCTGGAACGCCTGGACCGAAGGCGCGCAGCTCGTCTCCCCCTGCGTCGCGGCGAGCGGCTTCGGGATCGCGGCGCTGTCCTCGGTCGCGCCGGCCTACACCGGGATCGCGGCCGCGCACTTTCACCACGAGGAGTAATCCGTGGAGCCGAGCTACGCGCGAAAGGCCGAGGGCGTCGCGGTCATCACGGCGCCCTTGGGCGGAATCTTCGAGCAGAAGACTACGACCTGCGGCCACTGCCAGAAGATCTGCTTCATCGAGGCAGGCACCGACGGCACGGGCGGCATCGCGGACCCTATCCCGGGCCTGGCGATGCGCGAACGCCGCGGCACGGACGTTTGCCACATCTGCTGGCGCATCGTTTGCGGGCCGTGCCACGCGCTCGGCGTTTGCAGGCCGTGGGAAGAGCGCATGAGGAGAATCGAAAACCGCGACCGCTTCCTGCGGTCCGCGGGAATCGTCTAGATGGCCTATATCGATTCGAGCGTTTTGGCTCTGGACGCCACATTCAGATCCAGGTTGCAGCCGGCCATGTGCGCGGCGGCCAACAATATCGCCGCGGAAGCGGCTTCCGCGCACAACCGGGTGGATGAAAAACGGCACTGCCTGGCGGCGGCCGTTTTAGTGGATGGCGGCGTGGCCAAACTTACCGCTTTCGCTTTCGGCGCTGTTTCCATCAGTCTGACCTGGACCACCGCCGCGCCTCCCACGGACGCGCAGATCGATACGGCGCTTGCTTCGATCTGGAACAATCTCGCCGGAGTATCCGCTGCTGACAAGGCGAGCTGATGGCGAACATCAAGGTCCTCTACGGCAGCAATAACCAGGCCATCACCTGCACCCTTGCGTCACTCGCCAACAATGGGCAGCGCAGCGCCCTGGCCGTCGATAACACGACGAATCTATTTCTCGACGCCCTGGTTCAAATCAAAATCAAATCGAACGCCGCCGGAACTTCCTCGACCGGCTACGTGAACGTATACGCCTACGCCACGGCGGATGGCGGCACGACCTACCCGGAGGGCGCGGGAACCGATGTGGGCGTAACGCTGACCGCGCCTCCGAACGTCCGGCTGATCGGCGTGCTCAACGTCGTGGCCAACGCCACAACCTACTCGAGCGAGCCCATGTCGGTGGCCGCGGCCTTCGGCGGAGTGCTTCCCGACCACTGGGGAATCATCATCGAGAACAAGAGCGGCGCGGCGCTCGACAGCACGGAAGGCAATCACCTGAAAATCTACCAGGGCGTGCAAGCGCAGAGCGTCTGAGACATGGCGCACATCATCTTTCCAAAGCGCTGGACCGTGAAGCCCTCGCTTGGTTCGCAGATCCACCGCGGCCATCCTCTCGCGCACGACCTCGCATCGTTTTGGGCTTGCAATGAAAGCGGCGGCCTCGTCGCCAAGGATTTAGCTGGAATCAACCATGGGGCGATCAGCGCTTCCGTTCCGTGGGTGAGCGGCAAGAACGGCTCCGCACTTTTGTTCGATGGGGTCGATACACACAACATTCAAATTGCCGACACCGGAACGCTCGCATTTACCGACAAAGTCACCGTGGCGGCTCTGGTTAGACCTCTCGCCACGGCCAACGGCATTTTTGAGAAAACGATGGCGGGCGCCATCAACAAGTCCTACCTCTTATATGTTGAATCCTCCCTGGTTAAATTCCGGATCGTCTCAGCCTCGGTTCAAAGTACGGTGATTTCCGCCACGGCCACCAGCGACGCTTGGTTTTCCGTGGCGGGAACGTACGATGGCGCAAATCTAAGCATCTACGTCAATGGCATTTTGGAAGCAACGTCCGCGGTGACGGGCGCAATCGATGCCGGGGCCGGCGTTTGCATCATCGGAGAATTGGGCAGCGCCGTTTATCCGTTCAATGGCCGAGTTGAAAGCGTTGGTGTTTGGCACACCGCCCTATCCGCGGCCGACATTTCGCGGCTCTCCGTCGAGCCGTATGCCATGTTCGTGCCGCAATCCCCGCGGGTGCGCTATTTCATCGCGCCGGGAGTGTCGCTCTATAGGGATCTGGTTCCCGCGAGCGGCGCTGCCGGAAGCGGATTCCAGCCGGTCAACGTAGCTTTCTGAAAAAAACATGCCGCGACACTACCAAGCGACGATACGCCCTTTAAAGCCGCAAGTCGTCGCGCCGCTCCCGCTGCAAATCGAATCGCTCGCCGAGATCGCTCCCGGAGCGCAGCCGCCGAGATTCGCGCGCGCCGAATTCGCGGCGCCGATTAAGATCACCACGATTCCGCCGGCGTCTCCGAACCTGGCGATGTGGACGCCGACGCCGGGCCAGCAGTCCGTCCCGTTCCATTTCGCGCCCGGCGACACCCATAGCGCGCCGGCGAAAGTTCTGCCGCCCGCCCCGGTGACCATCGATCACTGGTTCGCAAACATTGCGGCGAACGCAGTTCGTTTGATGTATGCGGACAGCGATCTCTTCACCGCGCCCGATAAGTTTGGGATCGCCGCGCCCGAAGTCATCACCCTTAATAAATGGAATCCAGCGGCAGCGGCGGCGATCTATCGCGCGATTTTCGCCCGGATCGATCCCTATCTCGCGCCCGCGAAAGTTCTGCCGCCGGCTCCGGTGACGATCGATCATTGGCTCCCGAACCTTGACGCCATCTCGGTTCTATTCCGTTTTGCCCGCGCCGACACGCACACGGCACCGGCGAAGACGCTTCCTCCCGCAGCCATCACGCTAAATCACTGGCTCCCGAACCTCGACGCTCTCGCGGTTCTATTCCGCTTCGCTCGCGGCGACACCTATACGGCTCCGGATAAGACACTTCCTCCCGCGCCGATCGCGCTCAATCGTTGGCTTCCAAATCTGGCGGCGAACTCGATCCGGCTGAACTACGCCAAGGGAGATCTCTTCACCGCTCCGGAAAAGTTCGTGTTCGGTCCGCCCGAAGTCATCACGCTCGATAAATTCAATCCCGCGATGGCGGCGGCGCTCTACCGCGCGATGCATTGGATGCCGGACGGATATGTGGGACCGGCCTTCATCCAGCCGTTGCCCGGGCCGTTCGTTATCTTCGCTAAGCTGCTCTTCGCCTTCGCGCAGATCCTCGGCGGCACGCCACAGGCGACCTCCGCAACAGGCTTCACGAACTATCCGCAAATGATAGCCAGCGGGGGCTTCCAATCCTACGGTCAAATCGTGGCCAGCGGCGGATTCCAGGTGATCTGTTTAGACTAGGAGATTTTCATGGACGTTCTTACGCAGCAGAACAATCAGTACGTGGAGCTCGATGGCGCTTGCGACGGCACGACGCAGAACAGCAATCCGCCGACCTATTACAACAATGCCTCGGGCCAGGTGCAGGTACTGAATCCCGCCGGCGCCGCCGTCGTGATCGGCGCGGGCAACGCCACATCGCTCCCCGTGAGCTACGTTGCGCTCTCCAACGGAAATTATCGCGCGCTGATCACCAGCGCTTTCAATCCTCCAGTCGGTCCCGGCTATAAAATCGTTTGGGATCTCGCGACGGGAGGCGGAGCGCAAGGACACTGGGAACGTCCGGCGACGGTGATGCCGCGCAGAGTCTAAGCGCGAAGGAAACATCCGGCGTACTCTGGTTGCCCTCGACAAGCTTGCGGGTATTCTTTCATCCATGGGACTTCGAGGACCTTCGCCTAAACCAACCGCCCTGCGCATCCTCCAGGGCAATCCGGGCAAGCTAAAAATCAACAGGAAAGAACCGCAGCCCCCGAAGGCTCCGGTCGAGCTCGCGCCGCCCGCGTGGCTCAATAAAGAGGGCCGCGAGACATTCCGCCGACTGCGTCCCGATCTTCCCTGGCTCACCGTCGCAGACATCGATCTCTTCGCGGGATACTGCAACGCATTCGCGCGCTGGCGCGAGGCCGAGGATTTTTTGACGCTGCACGGGATGATGTTCGTCATTCGCGACGATCCCAAGGGCAAGGACGACAAAGGGGCGATCCGGTACATGCAGTCGTACCCGCAGGTCGCGCACTCCGCGAAGTACTATAGCCAGATGGTCGCGGCCGGCCGCGAGCTGGGCCTCTCGCCCGCGTCGCGCACGCGCATCAAGGCCGGCGATCCGCCAGGGAGTTCCAAGAAAACTCCGGCGGAGGAAATGTTCGGTTGAAAACGTGTCGGCTAAAGTTGACACTGCCCGTGCATGAAGCGCAAAGACTATCGAGGACATCCGCGCCAAACGATCGACGCATGGTTTCTGCCCGAGGAAGAACTCGCCCGCTACGATCCCAAACTCTACTACTTCGATCCGCCGTCCGCCGAACGCGTGCTGAGATTTTTCAAAACCTATTGCACGCATGTCGAAGGCGAATGGGCAGGGAAGCCGCTGATGCCGGAGCAATGGCAGTATCAGATTCTCCGCGATCTCTTCGGCTGGAAGCGCCTCGTCGACGGCACGCGCAAGCACCGCGTGGCCTGGGTCGAAGTGCCGCGCAAGAACGGGAAATCCACGCTCGGCGCCGGCGTGGGGCTCTATCTCACGATGGCGGACCGGGAACCCGGCGCGAAAGTATTTTGCGCGGCCACGGAGAAGGAGCAAGCCGGAATCATCTTCGAGATCGCCAAGGAGATGATCAAGGCCAGCCCGGAGCTTACGTCCCGCCTCGAAGTATTCAAACGGAGCATGTACATGCCGAGCGCTGGCTCGATCCTGCGCGTGCTGAGCGGCGCGCCCAAGAAATCGGGGCTCAACGCTCACGGAATCATTTTCGACGAGGTCCACGAGCAGCCCGATCGCAAACTCTGGGACATCCTGCACACTTCGACCGTTTCGCGCCGGCAGCCGGTTACCTGGGCGGCCACGACGGCCGGAATCGACGAGGAAAGCATTTGCAAGGAGCTCCACGATCGCGCGGCGCTGGTCGCGAAGGGCACGATCGACGACGCTGCGTTGCTCCCGGTGATCTATGCCGCGGATAAGGACGACGACTGGGCCAAGAAAGAGACGTGGGAGAAGGCCAACCCCAACATCGGCATCAGCGTGAAGGTGGAATATCTGGAATCGGAATGCAAGAACGCGCAGGACGTTCCGGCGTACCAAAACACGTTCAAGCGGTTTCATTTGAATATGTGGACCTCGCAGCGCGAAATCTGGATGCCGAAGGACAAATGGGAAGCCTGCGGCGAACCCTTTGACGCCGGCGCGCTTCGCGAGCAGCGCTGTTTTGGCGGGCTGGACCTCGCCACCGTCGAGGATCTGGCCACCATGGCGCTCGTGTGGCCGGTGTTCGATGGCGAGTCCGGCATCTTTCATTTTTTCTCGCGGCATTGGTTCTGGCTGCCGCGGGCAAATCTGCGCAAGAAGATCGACCTGGACGGCGTGCCCTACGATCTTTGGGCCGAGCAAGGATTTCTGACGCTCACCGAGGGCGACATCATCGACTACGACGAGATTCGCGCGGAAGTGAACAGACAGGGCGAGATTTATCCCATCGCGGAGATCGCTATCGATCGCTGGAACGCCACGCAAATCACCACGCAGCTTTCGGGCGATAGTTTTACGATGGTTCCCTTCGGCCAGGGTTTTGCGTCCATGGCCGGACCCACGAAGCAGCTCATGGACACGGTGAAAGCCCGCACGTTGCACCACGGCGGCAATCCCATTATGACCTGGATGGCCTCGAACGTTTCGGTGCGCACGGATCCCGCCGGGAATTGGAAGCCCGACAAGTCGGCCACGAAGAAACGTATCGATGGAATCGTCGCGCTCATCATGGCGCTCGGCCGCGCCAGCGTGCATCTGGACGACGGCGAATCGGTTTACAGCTCGCGAGGAGTGTTGGTCCTATGATCTTCACCGCCGGGCGGTTCGCGTTGCGCGCGTCCTTGAAACCATTCAGCTTCGAGATGCGCTCGAATCTGAACGATCCCGACCGCTGGCTCATTGAATATGCCGGCGGACATCCGACCGCTTCCGGCATGACCATTACGGAGCGGACCGCCGTCCAAATCTCGGGTGTGTACCGAGCCGTGAACTTAATTTCCGACTCCCTGGCGATCTCTCCGCTGCAGCTCTTTGAAAAACAAACGGAGGGGCGAAAGCAGGTCACCGATCATCCCCTGGCAAAGGTCCTGAAGCATCCGAACGAGGAGATGACCGCGTTCACGTTCCGGAAGACAGTCGAAGCCCATGCGCTGCTTTGGGGCAACGGTTACGCGGAGATCGAGCGCAACGGCGCCGGCGAAGTCATGGCCCTATGGCCCCTTCGGCCGGACCGCACGTTTCCACGGCGCATGGAAAACGGCAAACTGGTTTATGCCGCGCGGGCCGACAAAGGTCCTGAAGTAGTTTTGCAACCATTCGATGTGCTGCACGTCGTGGGCTACACCTACGACGGCCTGCGGGGACTCTCCCCGGTCGCGCTGCACCGTGAAACACTGGGCCTCTCGTCCGCGACGCAGGACTACGGCGCGCGATTTTTCGGGAACGACGCGCGCCCGGGCGGGGTTCTGCAATCGCCCGGCGTCATGAACAAGCAAGCGCGCGACCGGTTGAAGGAGGGCTGGGAAGAAGCGCATCGCGGCTCGACCCAAGCGCATCGCGTCGCGGTCCTCGAGCAGGGCGTCACCTGGCAAACCATCGGCATGCCCAATGAGGACGCGCAATTTCTCCAGACGCGAGTTTTCCAGCTTTCGGAGATCGCGCGCATCTTCGGTGTTCCATTGCACAAGCTGGCGGAACTGTCTCACGCGACGTTTTCCAACATCGAGCATCAATCGATCGAATACGTCAAGGATGCCGTGATGCCGTGGGCCTGCGCCTGGGAAGAGGAGATCGAACGCAAGTGCCTGAATCCCGCGGACCAGGACCGTCTCTACGTCGAGCACAACCTGGACGGGCAAATGCGCGGCGACATGGAGAGCCGCTACAAGGCCTATCAGATCGCCATTCAAACCGGAATGCGCAGCCCGGACGATGTGGGCGAACTCGAAAACTGGAACCCGCAGCCGAATGGCCAGGGTAAAACCTACTGGATGCTCGGAACATTGCGTCCCGTCGAGCAAGCGCTCGAGCCGCCCGAACCTGCCGATCCGCCGCCTCAGCTCGGCCCGGACGGAAAACCTCTCAAGCAGCTTCCCGCTGCTCCTCCGCCGATCGATAAAAAGAAAAAGGCAAAGCAGGCCGCCGGCCAACGCGTGCAGCTCGCTCTCGCCTATGCTTCCGTCCTCGAAGTCGTCGGCGAACGACTCGCGCGCAAGGAAACGGCCGCGCTCACTCGAATCTTCGGGTACAAAAAAGACAGTCGCGACGCCGAACTTGAGAGATTCTTCTCGGACCACACGGAATATGTCAGCGAGGCCTTCGCGCCCGCGCTCTCTCGTTTTTTCCTTTCGATTGGAACACTGTGCGGCTCCTCGGAAGTCAAACCTCCGGAAGGCTACGTTTCCGGAGCGGCCCACCGATATGTCGAAGCGGCCCGGGCGCATATTACGGCGAGCGACCGGTTGGCAAGCTGGGACGGCGGCCTGGGCGTTCGATGCCGCGACGAGGCCATGCGAGCATCAAACGCCTTCGCAGTCATCCACTATAAATTGCTCGGAATCACGGATCTTGCGTGGCACCGGTCCGACGACGAACCTTGCCCGGAGAAAAGCCATCCTCCGGTGGGCTCCGATTGCCAGTGCCAGATCGTCGCGATTGATTCTTAACAGGAGGCATCATGCCAAACGAACAGCGATTTCTGAATTGCGAAGACTTTCGGGCGGAGCTGCGCGTCGAGACGCGCGCGGAAAAGCCCAGCCTGATCACCGGCTATCCGGCGAAGTTCAACCGGAAGTCGCAGAACTTGGGCGGATTCCGCGAAGTGATTCTCCCGGGCGCATTCAAGCGCACTCTGGACGAAGGCGCCGACGTTCGCGCGCTCATCAATCACAATCCGGATATGGTCCTGGGCCGTTCCAGGTCCGGTACCTTGCGCCTCAAGGAAGATTCCACAGGGCTCCGCATGGAGATCGACGCGCCCGACACGCAAATGGCGCGGGACATCATGACGACCATCGGCCGCGGCGATATGGATCAGGGCAGTTTCCGATTCCGGACGAAGACGGACAACTGGCGGATGGAGGACGGCGAGACGGTGCGCGACCTCATCGACGTGGACCTCATGGACGTGAGTGTGGTCACGTTCCCGGCCTATGAAGACACCGTGACGAATGTCCGCTCGATTGCCGAAGTGTCCGGCCTCGATTTCGAACGGTTGAACGGGATCTTCGTGCGCCACCAGCACAAACTGAGCCTCACGCTCGACGACCGCGCTTTCCTGCGCTCGCTGACCGCGAAGATCAAGCCGCTCGCGGACAATCCGGACCTGGAAAGAATGAACCGACGCCTCGCGCTCGCGGAGCGCGAATAGGAGGATTTGATGTTTGAACATCTGATGCCGAGGAATGGCCCGGTTTTCGACGGGTTCGAAGAGAAAGAAGTCGTGTATGCGGCCGACCAGCCGGAATACAATCCGCTGCGTACAATCGTTTCCCGCGATCATCAGCACCGGGTAACTAGCCGCTGGACATTCACAGATGACCAGCGGCAAGCCATTGCCGGAGGAGCGGACATTTTTCTGACGCTGCTCACGTTCGGAGAGCCTCTGCAACCCATTCTCATGGCGGTAAGCGATGGGAAACTCGATCTCAATTGGGTGAAGGATTGCTTTCTCTGCGAACCCGCATCCGCGGCAAAAGCGGCAAAAACGGATCATGGAAACATGCTCAAATCTTTCGTGGACAGGAAAGCGAACTAGCCGCAGAGTGGGGACGTAAACTTTAGACGATCACTGGTCCCGAACGCGGGCGGAGCCGAAGCTGACCAGCCAGTGAGACGCCAACCGCAGCACGTTTCGCCAGAGTCGCGGACGTTCCGGTTTCACCGGGATGTCCTTTTTTTTTGAGGAGAACAGCGATGCCAACCGTTCTTGAGCTCCGCACCGAACGAAATACCCTGGTGACGCAGGCCCGCGCCATCACCGACAAGGCCGCCGCGGAAAAGCGCGATTTGACGGCCGAGGAAGTGAAAACGTTCGACGCTCACATGGATGCGTCCGACTTGAAGAAGACCGAGATCGACAAGCTCGAGTCCTCGGACTCCCGGTCGAAGCGTCTGAAGGACGCGCAGACCGAACTGGAGACGCGCGCCGGCCGCCAGGTCGATAATCCCAATCCGGACGCCGCCGAAACCCGCTCGAACGTCTTCAAGTTCGCGGGCCGGAACAAAAAGGGTCTCTGCGGCGCTCGGAGCACGCACGAACTCGTCCTCGGCAGCGAAAAGAAATTGGCTGGCCTCGCCACTCCCGAATCTAGAAAACTCTTTGCCGGATGGTTGCGCGACGGCGGCAATGGCGACGAGCTGCGCAACCTGCAAATGGACCTCGATACCGCCGGCGGATTCCTGGTGACGCCGCAGCAGTTCGCGGCCGAGCTGATCGCCATCGTCGACGATTACGTCTTCATCCGCAAACTCGCGACGGTCATCACCATGACCAGCGCCACGACGCTCGGCGTTCCCAGCCGCGACGTGGACATCGCGGATTCCGACTGGACCTCCGAACTCAACACCGGCAACGAAGACACGGTGCTGGCCTTCGGGAAGCGCGAATTGCAGCCCCATCCGCTCGCGAAGCGCATCCGCGTGAGCAACAAATTGCTGCGCGCGGGCGCGCTCGATGTGGAATCGATCGTGAAGGACCGCCTCGCCTATAAGTTCGCCATCACACAGGAGAAAGCGTTCCTGACCGGCGACGGCGTGCAGAAGCCCTTGGGCCTGTTCATCGCCAGCGCGGGCAACGGCATCTCGACGGCGCGCGACATCCAGACGGGCTCGGCGACCGGCTTCACGGCGGATGGAATGATCAACGCCAAATATTTCCTGAAGCCGAACTACTGGCCCAACGCGCGCTGGATTTTCCACCGCTTCGGCATCCAGCGCATCCGCCAGCTCAAGGACACCAACGGGCAGTACCTCTGGAACCCCGGCGGGATTGGCCAGGCTTCCATCGAAATGGGCGCACCCGACCTGATCCTGGGATTGCCTTACGCCGTCAGCGAATATGCCCCGTCGACGTTCACGACCGCCTTGTACGTGGGGATCCTCGGCGATTTTAGCTTCTACTGGATCGTCGATGCCCTAACGATGCAGCTTCAGCGCCTGGTCGAGCTGTACGCCGTGAGCAACCAGACGGGCTACATCGCGCGCGCGGAACTGGATGGCGCGCCCGTGCTCGAAGAGCCTTTCGTCCGCCTGATCACGAACTAGTTTTTTGGCCCGGAAACGGGCGCGGCTCCGATCCGATCGCGGCCGCACAGGAACAAGTCATTTCGAGGAGCTGACGCACATGCCAAATCTCGCAAGAATCGTAACAGCAGTTCGCTCCGTGAACGCGACGGCCGCGGGCACAACCGCGATCAACGGCGCGCACGTCGATATGCAGGGATTCGACGGCGTGCTTTTCATCATGGGAGTCGGAGCGCTGACCGCGACGCAGGTGACCGCGCTCAAGGCCCAAGGCGGCGCGGCCGTCAACGATTCCGACCAGGCCGATCTCGTCGGAGCCGTGAGCCCCAACCTCGCGGACGGGGACAGCAACAGAATGGTCTTCCTCGACGTGTACTGCCCGCAGCAGCGCTACGTCCGCCCGGTCGTGTTACGCGGCACGGCCAACGCCGTGATCGATTTCGTGATCGCGATCCTGTATCAGGGCGCGAAGCTGGGCTACGGACTGGCCAACTCGCCGGCGATCGACGCCACGCTCAAATCTGTCACCGTCGTCGCTTCGCCGTAGAATATTTGGGAGGACGAATCCATGTGGGTAAAAATGCGCAGCATCGCGGTCGGGCCGTCGTTCTCCTACGACATGCATCAGGTCGTGAACGTGGACGACGATCTGGGCGCCGAGTGGGTCAAGGCGGGGAACGCGGAAAAGGTTTCGGCGCCAGCGCAACCGGGACGGCAAGCTGCCGGCGATGAAACCGCCTCCATGGATGAAGGCGAAAAAGCCGCCGACGTTTCCCTGATCAACAAGCTTCGCGGCGGCAATGCCAAGGTCAAGGCTGACGCCGCAACTTAGTTCCGGCGACCGAGGTTCGCGGCGATGTCGTATTCGGTAGTCACAGTCACGCCGCCAGCCCTCGAGCCGCTCACCCTCGAAGAAGCCAAGAAACATCTGCGGGTCACGGCCAGCGACGATGACGATCACATTGGCGATTGCATCACGGCCGCGCGCCAGTACGCGGAGAATTTCCTCAACCGCTCGCTCATCACGCAGACATTGCGCA